GCATCTGTTGACTTCGTAAGCCTAGCTGCAGATAGAGCAGCATACAAAATGGCTGACGCAATGGACGCTGACTTACTTCAGTACATGTCAGGTCACTCTGCTGCAGGTGCTATCACTACCTCAACTTCAGGTACTGCACAGCATCCAACAGCAAACGAGCTAAATGGTGAATTTCTAAAAACTAACCGTTTAGATATGTCTGACATTGGTCACATCACAACCTCAGCTTCATCAGGTACAACTGGTGACTCCATTCCTCTAGCTGCACGTCTTCCAGGTGCAACAGCGTTGTCTACATCTGTGACATCTCCGTTGACTGTGATTGCACGTATGGCTCGTCAGATGGATACAGCAAATGTTGACTCACGAGGCAGATGGCTGGTTGTTGATCCAGTGTTCATGGAAATCTTAAAAGACGAAGATTCACGCTTATTAAATTCTGACTACGGTGGATCAGGTCTACAAAACGGACTAGCTGTTAACAACTTACACGGCTTCCGACTTTATGTATCTAACAACTTACCTGCTAAAGGTACAGGTGCAGGTACATCAGGTGCGACTGCCCAAGACGATCATTATGGTGTTATCTTGGCTGGTCAGGAAGATGCGGTTGCTTCTGCAGAGCAGATCAACAAAGTTGAAAACTACCGTGATCCAGACTCATTTGCAGACATTGTACGTGGTATGCATCTGTATGGAAGGAAAATCCTTCGTCCACAAGCATTAGTATCAGCTATCTACAACGCTGCTTAATACTAAATATACTGTTGGGCTGGCTTTGTCAATAGCTGGCCCTTCAGCTTATCTAACAGTAGGATAACTTTATGGCTACGTATGTAAATCTTGTAAACGAAGTACTTCGGAGAGTAAATGAAGTACAGCTAGACACAGGCGGCAATGGCTTCTCTGATGTACGTAACCTACAAGCGTTAGCTAAAGATGCTGTAAACGCTAGTATACGTGAGATATTACAAACATCTCAAGAGTGGCCCTTTACTATAATTACTTATGTACAGACTCTTGTTGCAGGTACAGGTACTTATAACTTTCCTAATGACTTCTCTAAAGTTGATTGGGATACATTTTATATTAAACAGTTAACAAGCAAAGGTAATGATCCTGAAAGATTACCTGTAATTAACTTTAATGATTATATTAGGATGTACCGTAGTTCAGAAGATACTGGCGGTACAAGTGGCAGATCCACTCCTTCTATAGTTTACCAAACGCAAGAAACCAAGTTTGGCGTTACTCCATTACCAGACGATGCATATGAGATAGAATATCGCTACTGGTATTTTCCTAATGACTTAATTAACTTTAATGACACAAGTATCATACCTGATAGATTTAACAATGTTATTATAGATGGTGCAGTAATGTACCTTATGAGATTTAGAGCCAATGAGCAAAGTGCATCTATACATCAAAAGAAGTTTGAAGANGGTATAGACTCAATGAGAAGAATATTACTAGACTCACCTATGTATGTATCATCTACAGTTCTTTCAGGAAAGTATTTCAATACTAATACAGGCACTAAGTAATGGCAGATAATCTGCGTACATTTGCAACCGCCTGTCAGGGTGGCCTAGTACTAAACCTAGATCCGTTATCACAAGGAAGTGAAGGTTCTGGTAGTGCTGTAAGATTGATAAACTATGAACCTGCTTTACAAGGTGGGTATAGAAGAATAAGTGGTTTCTCTAATTCTTATGGTGAACTTACAGGTTTAGCTAACTCACCTGTATTAGGCGTACATGTAGCAGCAGATATAAACCAAGGAATATTTGGATGTAGAAGACCTACTACAGGTAACAACTACTTTCATTGGTACAATCATTATTACACAGTAGCAGTTACTTCAAGTACAGGATCTAACTTTACTGTAGGAGAAACAATCACTGCAGTAGTAAGTGGATCAGACGATACTGTAGTACCTATATCTGCTACCGTTATATCAAAGACTGCTAACGCAATAGTTTTAAACTTTGGCAAACTACCCAGCGCAGTATTTAGTGTAGGTAATGTCATAACTGGTGGAACATCTACCACTGTTTCCACAGTAACAAGTGCTCCTGTCGTATTAGGATGGCAGGAAGTAACTACTTCAGGTTCACCCAATACCACTACGGTAAGTAAGGTACGCTTTGAGAACTTTAATTGGGGTGCTCCAAAGTTTGTACTGGTTGATGGGGTTAATCCTGCAGCTACCTGGAATGGAACAACATATACACAATTAACTACAGGTAATGTACCATCAAAGCCCAGTTTAGCTGCAGCATTTAACAATCATTTATTTTTAGCAGGAGATAGCACAGAGCCTTTCAACTTATACTTTAGTGCACCTGTTGATGAAACAAACTGGACACCTGCTAATGGTGCTGGTGTTATCAATGTAGGTTTTAAGATCATACAGATTAAAGCCTTTCGTGATCAACTATTTGTCTTTGGTTCTAATAACATAAAAAGATTAGTTGGTACTAATATAGCTAACTTTGAACTACAGACAGTCACATCCAACTTAGGTTGTGTAGCTCCAGATACAGTAATAGAGTTTAATGGTGATGTACTTTTCTTAGCACCAGACGGTGTGCGTCCTATTACTGGTACAGATCGTATTGGCGATATTGAGCTTGCAACCTTGTCTAAGCCTATTCAGTCTATCTTTGAGACTTATACTGCACAAGAAGACTTAGCTACTCTCACAGCAGTAGTAGTAAAAAAGAAGTCTCAGTTTAGAATGTTCTTTGCAGATCAAGAATCATTAGGAATACTAGGAGCAGTACGTAGGAGCGGTGCAGGTGGTGCAGGTTTTGAGTATAGCCAACTTGTAGGTGTTGATGTAAAGACGGCATCAAGTGGGTACTTAGGAGATGAAGAGTTTGTTATACATGGTGACTTCAGAGGGTTTAGTGTATAGACAAGAATCAGGTACAGACTTTAATGGCAGTAACATTTTTAGCTTGATGCAAACACCATTTTACTATATGGATGATCCTGGGCTAAGAAAAACTTTCTACGATGTAGATACATACATGCGGTCTGAAGGTGAGGTTACAGTTGTCATGGCAGTAGAGTACGACTACAGTAATCCAGACACTAAAGTATCTTCAGACTATACACTGTCAACAAAAGGTGCTGCTTCTTTCTACGACACTGCTAAGTTTGACGCAACAGACATTTATGATGGAAACCCTTCACCAGTAGAGTCTAGTAGTATTGTAGGTTCTGCTAAATCAATATCAATTAGGTACGTTACTAATAGTAAAAGTCCAAGCCATACTATCCAAGCTGTGACTATTACGTATGGACTTGGAGACAGGAGATAAAATATGTCAGGTTACACACGCCAATCCGTAGCTGATATTGTACCCACAGCCGTTGTTAGGGCAGCGCCCATAAATGCTGAGTATGATAAGTTACGTGACGCATTTGCACACAGCACTACAGGTACAACAGGCCACAAGCATGATGGTACTTCGGATGAAGGTTCTTACGTACCTCTGATTGCTGATCTAGATGCAAAGAATAAAATACAAGTAGATACAGTTAATAATCGCTTTGGTGTGTTTGTTGAAGTATCAAGTACAGCAACTGAGCAAGTCAGATTTGAAGACGGTATAGTTAAACCTATAACAGACAATGATATTGACTTAGGTACATCTACACAAGAGTTTAAGAATGCTTACTTTGATGGTACTGTATATGCTGACACATTAAGTGTAGGCGATAATGATTACACNACCATTACTAATAATGACTATGCTGTTTCAGCAGGAAACCTGACATTCGATGTAGCAGCAAACATCATACTAGATGCTGATGGTGGTGATATAACTCTCAAGGATGCTGGTACTACCTACGCTGTACTAAACAATAACTCTGGTAACTTAGTACTTAAGAGTGGTACAACTACAGCCGTATCTTTTACAGGTGCTAACGCTGACTTNGCAGGTACACTAGATGTAACTGGTAACGCCAAGTTTGACAGTAATGTTACAATAGACGGTAACACAATAATAGGTGACGCTAATACTGATACTGTAGCTGTCAACGCTAAGATCAGTACAGCACTTATACCTACAGCAGATAGTTCGTTTGACTTAGGTAGTGGATCAGCCTACTGGAAAGATGCTTACCTAGATAGTGTAACAACTACAGGTAACGTTAGTATTGGTGCTAACCTTACTGTTAACGGTACTGCAGACTTTACTAACACTACATTGGAAAACGTTACTGATCCTTCTAGCGCACAACAAGCTGCCACGAAAAATTATGTGGACACTGCTATAAATAACCTTATCGCTGGTGCACCTGCTACTCTAGACACTCTAGATGAGATTGCTGCAGCTATCAATGATGACAACAATGTATATACAACTTTAACAACTAGCATTGCAACCAGGCTACCACTTGCAGGTGGTACAATGACAGGNCCAATAGCTATGGGTGGCAGCAAGATTACAGGTGCTGCTGCACCCACAACAGGTTCTGACCTCACTACAAAAACTTATGTGGATGGTATCCTTGGGTCAGCGACAGCAGCATCAAGTAGTGCAGCAGATGCACAGAAGCTTGCTATTAATGCATTAGACAGTCAGTTTACACTTGCTGATGGATCTACTACTGGCTTTTCTGCATTACACTATGCAACAAAAGCTGCCTCGACATTTTCATCTTTACAATCGTTAGCAAGTGTTGTTAGTGCTACGGTAGGTGATTATGGCTTTATTAACTCTTCACCTACGTCAACAGCAGATTACGGAGCTTTATAATGACTACTCAAATACAAAGACGTAGAGGTACTACATCTGAGCATTCCTCATTCACTGGTGCTGCTGGCGAATTAACCGTTGATACAACTAAGAACACAGTAGTTGTACATGATGGTTCTACACAAGGCGGTATACCTCTAGCTAAAGAAAGCGCAGTACCTACTACAATAAATACATTAACTAATGTATACACAGCAATGAACCCATCAGACGGTCAAGTACTTACATTTGACACAACTAATGGATGGCAAGCTGAGTCTATACCTACTATTACTACACTAAATGATATATCTAATGTTACTATTTCAAACGCTCAAACAGGTCAGTTTCTAAAGTGGAGTGGATCAGCTTGGGTAAATGATACTGTACCTATCATAAGCACACTAAATGATATTGCCAATGTGACTATATCAAGTGCCAATACAGGTGACTTCCTGAAGTGGAGTGGTTCAGCTTGGGTCAACGCTGCTGTGCCTAACCCGACAACACTAAACTCACTTGGTAACGTTACTATCTCTAGCGTAGCATCAGGACAGTTTCTACAGTGGAATGGCTCTGCATGGGTTAACGCTGTAGTAGAAGCATTCAATACACAAACGCATACAACTACAGCTACTTCTCAAGTATCTATTGCTGAGTATGCACACGCAAGCTTTGATGGCATCAAGGCAGTAATTACAGCAGACGATGGTACTAACCGTAGTATCTCAGAGATTGTAATTACACATAACGGTAGCACAGCAGTGTCTACAGAATACGCACAAGTAAATACAGCATCAGCACTAGCCACGTTTGATGTTGATATATCAGGAAGTGATATTCGTATTCTAGCTACACCTGCAGCAACAACAAGCACAGGGTTTACCGTAAAAGCAATCACCCTATAATATAGCGCCAAGTGGAGAGTGAAGCATGGCTAATGATAAAGACTTTAAAGTAAAGAATAGTGTACAGCCTACACGATACGTGGAAGGCTTGGGTACTGTTGTGTCTGGTACTGAGGGTTACAACGCTAGTGGTGCATCCTACGATTCTGTAAGTTTTAGTGTTGCTTCTCAAGATGCAAATCCTATGGGTTTATTTTTTAAATCTGATGGGTCAAAAATGTTTGTTACAGGGCTATCAGGAGATGATATAAATGAGTATGCTTTAAGTACTGCTTGGGATGTTTCTTCTGCCTCTTTTACAGCAAATGCCAGTGTATCAAGTCAAGCCACTGGCCCTACAGGTTTGTTTTTTAAATCAGATGGCACAGTAGCTTTTATTTGTTGTGAAGATAATAATGCAGTTTATCAATACAACTTAAGTGCTGCTTGGGATATTTCTACTTTAAGTTATGCAAATAAATCTTTTAGTATAGCTTCACAAGAAACATCAGCAGGTGGTCTGCATTTTAAAGATGATGGTACTAAGATGTATGTCATTGGCAGTTCATCTGATAAAGTACATCAATATAGTTTAAGTAGCGCCTATGATGTATCAACAGCAAGTTATGATAATGCTTTTCTTGACGTATCAAGCTATACAACACAGCCAGAAGATTTATTTTTTAGTTCAGATGGAAAAAAAGTTATTGTAGGAGGCCATGACGGAGGTGTAGACGAGTATACTCTTACTACTGCTTGGAGCATCTCAACGGCATCTTATTCCGCAACTTTTGACAGTACAAGTCAAACAACAGAAGTTACAGGTTTAGCGTTTAAAGATGACGGTGTAAAAATGTACTTAATAGGTACAAATAGTGATACCATTTATCAATACTCCACCGTTAAAAACACAGACACCCTAGACCTATCTACTGGCTCAGTCTTTAACTATACACCAACTGCAAGCAAGACATTGAAGTTAAGCAACCCAGCAGCATCAGGTACAAACTCTGGTGCTACTTTGTTA